TTTGATACTTTCTATTTTAATACCAACACTACCTGAAAGAATTGAAAAGTTTAATAAACTATTCTTTGATATTAATTTTCAATTAGAAATGCAAAATGCTTTTGGGATAGTTGAAGTATTAATTGACGAAGCACCAAAAGGAAAAAGCATCGGGCAAAAGAGAAATGAATTATTACAGAAAGCTAGTGGTGAGTATATTTGTTTTATAGATGATGATGATAAAATATCAGATGAATATTTACGTTTAGTATTAAAAGCATTAAAGAGTAAGCCTGACTGTTTATCTTTAAGAGGTGTAATTACTTTTGATGGTCATGAACCAAAGATATTTGAACATTCAATTAAATATTCTGAATACAGAACAACTGCAAATGTTATAACTTACGAACGTTACCCTAATCACTTAAACGTTATTAAAAGTAGTATTGCAAAACAATTTACATTTCCTGAAATTAATTTTGGCGAAGATACAGACTGGGCAACTCAAATAAATAAAAGTGGACTTTTAAAAAAAGAAGTTTACATTGAAGAAATAATTTACTATTATAAATACGTTTCAAACAAATGAAATATATTAGCTACTCACTTTTTGGTTATGGTAAAAGAGAACATAATTGCTTTGATTTTAGCTCCTATCTTCGTGGGATGTGGATTAATATTCGTCTCGCTCGTTGCATTTATCCTGACTGGAGAATACACATTTGTGTTGATGAAAAAACTTTTGAGCATTTTGAAAGTTTATTTAATAGGTGGAAACAGTACAATGTAGTATTTAAAGTATTACCTACTGAACCATTATGTAAGGCAATGTTATGGCGATTATTACCTATTTTTGAGCAAGGAGTTGAAAGAATTATTTGCAGAGATACAGATAGCCCATTAACATATCGTGAGGCTCAAATGGTAAAAGAATGGGAAAACTCACCTAAGGTACTTCATGCAATTACAGATTCAGTTTCTCATAATATACCTTTGATGGGTGGCATGATAGGATTAACTAAACATGTTAAAGATAAATTTCCAAATTTTGAAAGTATTTTAGATTATAGAGATTACAATAATAAAGGAACAGACCAGGAGACATTGAATGCTAAATTATATCCTATTTACGCTGCTCATGGAACTGAAAGCATATTACAACACTATATTTTAGGAATGCCAAACACATTTTTAAGTGGTTACAAAAATTCATTTAATGATGAACCATTGGAAAATGTTAAAGAAGTTTATATGCAAACAAATGATACCTGTGGGCATATTGGAGCAGCAGGATGGTATGAGGCACCAATGATTAAGTTCTTAAACAGATACGATGAATATAAAGATAAATATAAAGAACTAGAAAAAGAATATAAACACATATTTTACTGGGCAAATGAATAAATACGTTGTAGTTAGCGCAAACGATAATCCTGATTATTATCAATACATTCCTTTTGTTTGTAAAGCATGGAATAATTTAGGATGGAAGGTAATTTGTTTTTTAAGAGGTAATCCAAAAACATTTGAATCTATATTTGATGATAAAAATTACTTTTTCTTTTTAGAAGGTAAAAGTAAATATAGAGATGAAACATTGGTTCAGGTTTCACGTTTATTTGGTGCTTATTGTTTTGAAGGGCTTATAATGACTGCTGATGGGGATATGATGCCATGTTCAAATTATTGGCAACCAAATGAAAATGAAATAACTTGTTATGGGCATGACTTAACTGGTTACGGACATTATCCTATTTGTTATATTGCTATGAATAGTAATGAATGGAAGCGATTAATGAATATTACAGATGGAGAACTGATGCCACAAATAGAAAGTCTATTGGATAAATATGAACAGGCAAGTAGTGATAATTGGGAGCAATGGTGGCAAGTAGATCAAGATATAATCACAGAAAAACTAAAAAAAGAAAACGTTAACTCTATTTTAAGAGGTCGTGAAAACAGATTTGGGCTTGCACTCGGAAGAATAGATAGATATAATTGGGCAGAAACAATAAACATAGAAAATCCAATTGATGCTCACATGGTAAGACCTTTTAATTTAGATGCAGCAATTAACATATTAAGTAAAACAGAATGAGTAAATTTATTGAAAACGTACAAAATTGGGACAATCACAGACCATTACTTTGGTGGGCATTAAAACAAACTAAAGGACAAACAGAACCTGTTTTAGAGATGGGATGTGGCGAAGGCTCAACACCTTACCTTCAACAATACCTTAAAACAGATAAACGTAAATTAATAAGTTATGACTACTCAAAAGAATGGGCAGATAAATATAAAGCTAATCATGTAACAGATTGGGATTCAATTAACCACGAACAATACTCTGTAATCTTAATCGACCACTCACCAGGAGAAAGAAGATACATTGATATTCAAAAGCTAAAAGATAATTGTGATTACATGATTATTCACGATAGTGAACCTGCAGCATACGGATACATGTTAGATAAGATTTGGCATTTATTTCCTTACAGAAGAAACTTAATAACTGATGGAGCATGGGCAACTATTGTAAGCACAAAGCATGAAATACCTGAAATAAACATAAAAGGTTTTAACATTCAATGATACAACTACTAGCAACTACATACATAATAGCAAAGTTCATTCCTAAACCTATTTGGTTACACCGTAAACCATTTACTTGTCCGCTTTGCTTAACTTATTGGAGTTTCTTAATTTATCAAATAATTAACTTTACTAACTATTTTGATTTATTGACTATTCCTTTTACCTTTGCATTAATAGCTTCTCTTTTTGAACGAATTAATGATAGGTACTTATGAACGAAGAAATAAAACAATCTTTGTTAAATTGGGAGTCAATGGGTAAAAACTATTCACCTAACTTTAATTACACAGAATTAAACGAAATAGCAATTAAGTTAGGAAACAAACCTTTTAATTTAGGATGCTCAGAATGTAGAAGACAATTACTTGAATTTTTACTAGCAACAATCAAAGATGGAACAAGTAAACAATCCTGAACACTACGGAGGTAAACAAAACACCTACGAAGCTATAAAAGTAATTGAAGCATGGGATTTAAACTTTCATTTAGGCAATGTAGTAAAATATATAAGCAGAGCAGGTAAGAAAGACAAAACAAAGTTAAAAGAAGACCTCGAAAAAGCTAAATGGTATTTAGATAGATTTATTGGTACTTTATAAGTAAAAAATAAAGAAAATGGCATCAAATTCCGACATATTAAAAAAACAGATGCTTATAGCCTTAGAAAAGCATTTAAACGTTGTTTCTACAGCTTGTAAGGAAGTTGGTATAAATCGTGATACTCATTATGATTGGTTAAAGAAAGATAAAAACTATAAGAAAGCTGTAAAAGAGATTGACAATGTAGCTTTGGACTTTGCAGAATCAGCTTTGCACCAACAAATAAAAAAAGGCAATCCACTATCCACAATGTTCTATTTAAAATGTAAAGCAAAGAAAAGAGGCTACATAGAGCAGCAGGATGTGAAGATAACAGGAAATATGAAATTTAAAGCTGACTTTGGCGAAAGCAATACTATACAATCCACATCAGAATCAGAAGAAAATTCATAACGCAATAAATAACGGAACTGAAAAATACTATATAATAAACATAGGTAGGCAGTTCGGTAAAACTTTATTGGCATTGAATCAGATGTTATTTTGGGCTTTAAATAATAAAGGCTGTAAAATAGCATGGGTAAGTCCTGTTTACAAACAATCAAAGAAAGTATTTGAAGAAACGTTTAAGGCATTTGCTAAACGAATGGAGATATACAGAAAGGTTAATCAGTCTGAATTAATTATTGAGTACATTACAGGATCAACGATTCAATTCTTTTCAGCAGAACGTTATGATAACATTCGAGGTTTCACATTCGATTACCTGGTATGTGATGAGTTTGCGTTTATGGACGAAAAGGCATGGACTGAAGTTTTAAGAGCAACTGTTTTGGTAAAAGGTAAAAAGGTGCTTTTGATTTCAACTCCAAAAGGTAAGAATCATTTTTACAAGATGCACCAATTGGATGGAACAAATGAGCAGTACAAGTCTTTCACAATGACAAGCTACGACAATCCAATGATTAACCCAAAAGAGATTGACGATGCAAAGTTAACCTTACCGGAAATGATATTCAGGCAGGAATACTTAGCTGAGTTCATTGATGGTTCTGCAATGCTATTTAATAACCGGCAATTAACAGATAACAAATCATACGGAAAAGCATTTGCAGGAATTGACTTAGGTAGAGCAGACGATTACTCGGTGCTTTCTATATTTAACGAAAAAGGTGAACAATTCTACATTGAACGTTGGAGACATAGCGACTGGTCCACAATAGTAAAAAATATAGCAAATGGATTAAGGACAAATAATGTCCAAACAGCATTAGTTGAGGTTAACTCAATAGGGGATGTTATATTTGAAATGTTACAAAAGGAATGTTCAAGTTACTGCACTATTGAACCATTTGTAACTACTAATCAAAGCAAAAAAGAAATAGTTGAAAGTTTGATAGTGGCAAATCAAAACAAAGAGGTTAAATTCTTAAACGTGGATTGGTTAGACAAAGAACTTGAAATGTTTACTTACGAATACAATCCAAAAAGCCGAGTAATTAAATATTCAGCAACAAGTGGATTTCACGATGACGGAGTTATGGCATCATGTTTAAGTTTCCACGCATACAGTAAATACAAAACAGGCAGATACACAATAATATAATTAAAAGGTACTTTTTAAAATGATGACAATTGAATTACCAAATAGCTGGCATGATATCTCAATAGAGAAATTTCCTTTAATCTATGATATTACAAGAGATAAAGATATTGATCCTATTGATAGAGAAATTCGTGTTATTTCGATTTTAACAGGCATTACAGTTGCTGAAGTTGAGAAAATAAGAATTGACCAACTAAAAGAACTGATTAAGAATGTAAACTTTATTTTTAAAATGGAGTTTCCTAATTCAGTTGAGATGTTTAAGCACAATGGCTACAGATGGGTAGTAAATTATGACATCACTAAACTAAGTGCTGGGGATTTTATAAGTTTAAGCAAACTAACAGAAAGCGAAGAAAGTATTATTGGTAACTTACCTCAATTAGTTGCAATGTTTGTTAAGCCTTATAAACTTAAGTGCTTTAAGTTAAAAGAGGTCGAAATGGATTATGAAGAAAAAGTCGAACATATTAAGAGCATAAATGTAGGCATAGTTTATCCTTTATGTGTTTTTTTTTGCAAAGTTATAGAAGGTTTGTATCCTCATATAGAGGATTATTTGGTAAAGCAAATGAACGAAGCGAGAATGACAATGGAGAACCAATTGAACGAACTGAAGAACAAAAACACTTAGATTATTGGAGTTGGTATGTTACATTGGATAGCTTAAGCGGTAAAGATAGAAGTAAATGGGACTTTTACTTAAATATGAATGTAGTTGCTTTTTTAAATTATTTGAGTTACATAAAAGATAGGAATAAATGGCAAAAATAAACCAACAGCAATTTAGTGAGTTAGATAACTTTTTATCTGATTTAGAAAGTAAGCTAACAGGTGAGCAGGATATTTATTCTCAAAAAGTAAATGACTTTTTAAAAAGAGTTAAAGATAATTTAGAGAAATACAAGTTTAATGCTTCAGAAAATTTATCTCAATCATTAAAGGCATTACCAATTAAAAAAAATCAAAAAGGTGTAACTGTAACCATTCAACTCGAAGATTATTGGGAAGATTTAGAAAAAGGAACACCAGCAAAAGGCTACTCAAAAGAAAACAGAAAAAAGCTACAACCTAAGATTTTAGAATGGATAAGTTATAAACCTGAATTGCAAAGCATAGCAGGAGACAAGAAAGGACAAAGGTCATTATCCTATGCAATAGCAACTAACATACTTAAAAAAGGAACTATTAAAAGATTTGGATACAAAGGTAAACCATTTTTAACTGAAGAAATCCCACAATTAGAAAAAGATATAACACAAGAATTTGAATAATGGCACTAACAATATACAATACACCAAACAGCTACGCACCCGTTTACAATCAAATGATTTTTACTTTGAGTTCAACAAATGTTGCTCAATCTAATTTCAGATACATAGCAGATATTTATGTAAATGGATCAAGTGATTACACTAGATTAGAAGTAGGCAGAAACCCAAGTAACAACTATGGAACATTTGATGTGGCTGGTATCATTCAAAACTTTTTAACTCGGGATGCTGATGACAATACAACTACATTTAAGCAATGTGGAAACTCAATAGCATCTTACATAGTTCAATTTGGTGAACAATATGGGCCAAGTAGTGGAATAACGAACTATCCAAACTTAACAACAAGTTCAGGTTATTGTTTTAACGGAGTGTTTAGTCCATTGGACTTTTTAGACTTTGCAACTAACACCTATGTACTTCAAAATACATCTAGCCAATTTCTTACTGATAGACCTACTTTTGTATCAAGAACAGGTGAGAAACTTATTTTAGGTTTTATGACTGATGCTGCAAACGAAGCCTACAATTTAGAAGTTATAAGCTATTATGATGAAGGTACAATATTTAACACAGTTACAGTTGCTAATCCTTTTACATCAATAAGCAATAGGCAAGACCGTTCAATCAATGTTCGAGTAGATTATGATTGGCTAACTACATTAGT